AAGCTTAACAAAGCCATAGCCCAGTCGCATGACGCTTCTGATATGAACGATAACGTAGGTAAGCTGTGGAAGGACGTTCGTAGTTTTTCCGACGCTCTTCTTTTGCTTAAGTCTTCGTTCAAAAGCCTTAACACCGGGTCTATTCGTAAAGTACTTTTGACGCTGACTACTGACGATATTACTCGTTGGATTGGTGACAAAATCCCGGAAATCAAAGACGTAAACAAGCACATACGGGATATGACCGCTATGCGGTCTCAGATGATTCGTGATCTGGCAAACAAGATGCCAGAGCTTACGGAGTTCCTTAAAAAGTTCAAAGTTGGCGGTAATTTGTTAGCGGATGTTATGCACAACGCTACGTTGATTGGGTTTGACCCTTCTGCCTATACCTCTTTGGCTAGCGCTTTGGGTGGTGATGTAGAACTTGTTGAAATGCGGAAGAACAATGCGCGACAGGGTGAGATCAACCGTCGCTCCAGAGAAATAACTGAACTGTGGAACCGCTGGCAGAAGCTCGGTACGTTCGATAAAGGCAAAGGCCATAAACTGTACACTATGGTCAAGGACGAATATCAAAAGACATTTAACCTGCATCAGCAGCTTCTACAGGAGAAGATAAACGCTATGCAGTTGTCTGCCCCTGCTAAGGCAAAACTGTGGTCTCAAATTACTAAGAACTTCCAAGCCTCTAACCAGATAGGCGTGTACTTCCCGCTTATGCGCTACGGCAATTACTGGTTCCGTGTCGGTAAAGGCTCCGGCAGTGAATACTATATGTTTGAAAACGCTACGGCTCGTAATTACGCCATGGCTAAGCGCAAGCAGGCTCTAAAGGCGGCGGGGGAAGATAAAGAGTTCGTTCACGGTGACAACGTGGATAGTATGCGCAGCGAGATTACCGAGTCCAGCAAGATGCTGAAGGACATTCTCTCGGCACTAGATGGCGCAAACCTTACTGACCCTAATGCGGTAACTGAGCTTAAAGATTCCGTTTACCAGATGTACCTCATGACCCTGCCGGATAGGGATATCCGTACAAGGTTTGCTAAGCGTAAAGGTCGTATCGGCTTTGGCGCGGATATCGCCCGTAACTTTGTTGTTTCTCAACACACGGCGGCTAACCAGTTGTCCCGGTTGAAGTACGCAGACAAGGTCCGAAACTCCATAGGCGCTGCTAAGGGTCGTATAGCAGATCAAGAAGATGCAGAAAAACTAGGTGCGTTCGTAACGGAGATTGAAAAACGTGCCGAGGCGGAAACTAAACCGACTAGGTCAGAAGGCTTTAACTGGGACAAGATAGCTACTCTCGGTAACAAAGCCGTGTTTTACTACATGCTTACCGCGCCTAAATCCGCGATTGTGCAGATGACGCAGCTTCCTATCGTGGGTATGCCGTATCTGACTTCTAAGTACGGTGCTGCTGCCACCCTGAAGATGATGGGTAGGTACGGCAACCTATTTAAAACTATGGGTATTGAAGGTCCTGTCCTTGGGCCAGACGGTAAACCGAAACTGGATGAGGATGGTAATCCCATTATGAAGTGGGGTCAGCCTTCCATTGAGAAGTCTGATTATATTGCTAACCATAAAGACCCTAAGATAAAGGCGGCGCTTAAGGCTGCATGGGACTACGCAAGCGGGTTGGATATTTTTATGTCTACTTACGCTTCTGATATGTCTTCACGCGCCAAGCAGTCCACGACTTCTTATGAAGGGCCGGTTAGCGCTGCTACCAAGTTCGTATCTAACCTTATGAGTGGTTCTTTCCACCATATGGAACGTATTACGCGCGAAATTATGTATATGTCCGCGTTTGAACTTGAGCACAACAAGCTTAAGGCTGCTGTGGATGCGGGCAAGATGACGCCGGAAGAAGCTCAAATCAAAGCTCAAGATGCTGCTGTGGACGCGGTATACGACTCGCTGTTCAATTATACTCAGTACAATAAGCCTCGTATTATGAAGCTGCACGGCATCACTAGGATAGCTTCGCAGTTTATGACGTTCCCGGCACAGATGACTTCGTTCCTCGTGCGCAATTTTTACAGTATGCTTCCTTATCTTAACAAAGAAGGTAAACGTGAAGCAGCTATCAAGTTCTTCGGCACAATCGGCATGACCTATATGTTTGCTGGTGCTGTTGGTCTGCCCGGATACAGCATGATTATGGGTCTGGCAGAGGGTATGCGTAATGCGCTGCGTCCACCGGATAGCGACGACTGGGACGAGGACGACGAGGGCAACCCCCTCGGTAAACGTGACTTGAACCTGTGGTTCCGTGAAACTTTTATTCCAGAATACTTTGGAGCGGGTAGCAGTCTAGCCAAGGCCATGAACCTGTCAGAAGAACAAGCTCAACTGCTTCAGCGTATGGTCAAGCTGGGGCCGGTATCTGCTATTTCTGGTTTGGATATTGGCTCCTCTGTATCTCTGGACGGCATGTTCTTCCGCGACGACGAGAAGTCCGAAAACTCTAAAGATGCTTTCCAGCAGTTTATGTTCAGTCATGCCTTCGGTCCTTTGGGCAGTATGGGTACTCAGTTTGCTTCTGCATACGACGACTTTGAGAACGGGCAGTTCAATCGGGGTGTGGAGAAGATGCTCCCGGCGTTCTTCCGTGGTGGTGCCAAGGCTCTGCGTTTTGCGTCAGAAGGCAATCTTACGCCGCAAGGTACGGAGGTTAAGGCTGCGGAATGGTATACAACCGGTAAGTTGCTGGCTCAGACTGTCGGCTTCGGTAATACTGAAGTAGCCGAAATCCAGAAGGCAAATTTTCTAGCCAAGAAGATCGTAGGCGATATCGAACTTGAACGCACTAAACTGCTTAATAGGTTGGACCTGATGTACCAGCGGGCGTCAAATAACCCGACAGACGCAAATGAAGCGGAAGTTGATAAGGTTACGGTTATGATCGAAGAGTACAACGCCCGCAATAAAATCCTGCCCATAACCGCAGAGACTATAACGGCTTCGCTGTTGGGTAAGGCGGAGAACCGTGCAATGGCTATGAACGGTCTGGTTGTTCCTAAAAAGCTTTACCCTTATGTCGCGGACATCATCAATAAGTCTCGCAGCGATCAATAAAAACCCCCGCTAGTTTCCCAGCGGGGGTAAGTTAGACCAACACCAACAACGAGAGGAGCAACTCCCGTAAGTTGAAACTAGCTTACGTGCGCCAGATACGCAAGCCTCTTATACCTTCTACGATAACCACTTTAATAAGTACCGTTAACTTTAGTCGTTTCGTTGTGCGAAACACTTCCTGCTTGGCGCGTACAGGGTCTAGGCAAGGGATAAAGATTGAATACCCCCGTTTAAACGCCTTCCAATTAATGTCGTAGTTAACTTTCTCCACCTGCATCGGAAGGGTGTGCCTGTACAAAAGCGTCCACGTTGAGGAACTCGTTATGAGCCGTATCAAGCACCATACAATATGTGGGAGGCGTTACCAGCTGCATACCCTTCGATAGGCGCTTGTTTGACGTACCGATTAGAATACCCTTATCCTTTAGCTGTTTAAGCGTGTCCTTGTAGTTAATCTGATACTTCACGCAGTCGGATTTAAATGGCTTCATGGCGATGTACATTTTCTTGGTGTCCGTTTCCATGCGGACCATAAGTTCGCCTCTAGGCTCCTGTGACGGGGCGTTCTCAAACCCAGACCTGCCGTCTGCCTCGTCCTTAACCGAAATATAGTTCTGCACGTGCCTGTTCAGGAACTCGGCAATAGTGGATACGACGTTAGTTACTGGGGGTGTAACGTCCCCACGCATATCCTGTAACTTATCAGTAGCCCATTTATAGATAGCCTTCATGTCCCAGTCGATTAAACCCAACTTGTAGGCAATACGACCGCCAGTAATATTAGCGGCCAAGGCAGCAGACCAGATACGTTCGCGCTGCGTCAGCTTGAGTTCCCGGTCAATCTTGGCTTGGGTAGCTAGGGCACCCGCCTTAGCCTCTTCTAAGTTATTAACCAGCCAAGCAGCGTAAATATCACCGGCATGGCCGTAGTTTTCCATGAGCTGATGGTCAAACATCTGCTTAGCTAACGCCGTGTCGATAGCATCGGAGTAGTCGATCTTGTACTCCATAAGACGCATCATCTCGCCGTCTGGGCTGTTCTTCAGGGCGGTCAGCTTTTCGTAGAAGGAAGCGTTGGAGCTACAGACCGATACGCAGTTCCATGAAGTCAGGTTAGTCCGAAGCTCATTAGAAGACTGCTTGACCCGGTCTTTACCACGTCCTTGCGACATGGAGTATGCCAGTTCAGAAAAGTCTTTTGGCTCCGTATTAGTCATCTCGTCTACTGCGAAGGGCAGCGTGTTCATGACACCAAGGCGCATAAGCTTGGCGTTCAAAGTATCCGCCTTGACCGCGCAAAGTATCTTGGGGTGGCCGTACACACTATTGCACATATGCAGTGCAGTAGTTTTGCCTGTTCCTGAGTTTGAATTAATAAGGTTAATAATGACGCCGCTCTGCCCCAAGAACTTGAGCAGCGGAGAACCAAAGGCAGACAGCGCTGCAAACGCATTAGGCTCCAAACCCGGCCTACCATACAGCGCAAAAACTTCCTTCCATTTTTCCAAGCTTCCAGTAGGTACCATCTGAGCTGCTATGTTTCTAGTAACTGAAGACGGCGGACTATGGAATATACCCTCTACGCCAATTTCCCTATCACCGATAATAAACTTGCTATCTCTATCGGCCCAACCAAATTGAAGTCTCATTTGTTCTGCTTTCCCTTTGTATCTAATTTCACTTACCGCTGCGACTACATAGTCAATTACTCTGTTGAACTGCTTAACGCCGCACATCACACCACGTGAGGCCAGTATGCCGCGTAGTTCTTCCTTTTTCGTCACGATGTTGTTGGATACGACAAATTCCCGAACCCCGTCACACGGCATGTGCAACTTCATAACAACTACGTCACCCTCAACGGGATCAACCATACGCTTCACTACGTACAGGTCGTCTGGATAAATAAGCTGTAGTTCACCTTCATCGTCAGGTGGCATGTAGTAAACGCCACCGTTCTTACCCCGAGAGTACGAGCGTGGGTATTTAGGTATTCTATGGAGTACGGGCGCTGCGCCTTTTTCCTCGGGCTTCTCGGTTATTACGTTGTCCTCTTCTGTAGCCTCTGCAAGCTCCTTACCTAGTGAGATCGGGCCAGTAATCTTGCCCTTAAACGGGCACCCATCGCAGCCACCCGCGTTATTCTTCTCAAATTCCTTGCAGCCGTGCGGGCCCTTGATGTGCTGTATCTTCTGCTCGGTAGCTGCGGCGTCGTAACCCTCATAGCCCTCGGACATCTTGTGGATGGCCTTGTCTTTGTCCTTGCAGAACTTGGCTACAGACAGGGCGTTGAACCAACGCACCTCGGATAACGTGGCGCGGCTTTTGTAGCAGTCCAGCAGCTGTTGGCATCCGTTGCCGTTTTCGCTGCGGCGCATAATCTTAAAGAAATTCTTGTCTATGTTGTCCTGTAGGGACTTAGCAAACTCGCTAATCTCCCGCTTCAGTGGCGCAGCGGGCTTCTCTTTGACGCCTAGTAGGGCCTTGAACGCCTCAAACTCAACCGGATCAGCTTCGTTTATGATAGTTACTGGTTTTGCCGGGTCGTCCTTGAAGTTCAACGTGCCGGGTATACGCAGTACGCGAGCTACCTCAAAGACTGCTGGGTCAACGTACAGTTCATGGGTATTGCATAGCTCCCGTAGGCGGTTAGCCGCAGGCTCCCATTGTTCCCGGGTAACCTCCTCGGTCAGCGCCCAGTATACGTGGACACCTCGGCCCGAGTTGACGAGGATAGGCTTGGGCAAGCCAACCAACTTACAGAACCGCTTTAGTTCCCCTAGTGCTGTAGGCTGGTCGATGTACCCGTCAGGTCTGCCAGTCTTCTCGTCAACCCGGGCCTTGGCCTCCCCACAATCTATGTCTAGCCAAAACGCCTTAACGGTCTTTACATTATCCTTAGTGCGGCCCTCGTCTGTCTCGTACTTGGCGACACCAAAGAAAGCGTTCCTACCCTGTGCCATATAGTCGGCGGCTATCTGGTCTACTTCTTCCCGGGTAGCCACAAGCTTCTGACGTACATCCCCCTTCCCCTTGATACCAAGCACAGCGAACCACCCTTCGGCGGGCTGCACGGCAGTAAGGAGATCAAATTCGGACATGGGTGCTCGTTCGGAAGTTTGCACTTCCGGCCACTAAGGGGTTTGGTATTCAGGGTTTTATTTGGAGGTAGTGATACTGTTGTAGTAGGCCAGAACTTGACGGCCTACAGTAGGCTTGGGGTTATGGGTCCCACAAAACCAGTTGTAAACCGTCTGTCTGCTGACGCCCAGCTTGGTGGCGACTTGGGACACAGGGACATTGTTTTTCATACAAACCCTTCCCAGTCGCACACCAAGCAGCCGTGCGTCTGCCTTCTTGTTTAAGTCTATCAGCCTCGCACTATAGCCATAAATCATGGTTATCAGTCTTCAGCCCAGTCACTGACCACGGACGCAATGTCCTTCTTAGCGGCTGGCGCGGCTTCCTGCTTCTTAGCGACCCGCTTCACGGGTTCAACAGGGGCATCGCCATCCACTTCGTACTCAGGCTCATCGCTACGGATGACCTTGGCCTTAGGCTTGGCTTCCACAGCAGCTGGCTGCTTCTTCACGCCGTCCGTCTGGGCCACCGTAATCATGGTGTACCGCTTGGTTTCCGGGCGCTTCTGTGCTTCCCGAACCATAAGGTACTCTTCGTCTGTAGTACCGCGCAGCGGGGTAAATACCAGCTCCATAGTATCGGCATCGGGGTCAAAGCTAATGTTCGTGACCACGCCGTCAGGGGTTTCGCCGTTGGCCTGAAGGAATTTAACGTAGCTTTCAAACGGATGCGCGTTGCCGGTGCCCTTACCAAACAAGGACTTAGCCGGGACGTTAAACTGGTATACGTCGCCAGACGGATCGTCAGCCAGTAGGACCGAGATACGGCGTTGGAACCGGCAAGCGCGGCCACCGTTTTCGCCCGAACCCTTGATGTTCATGGGGCAGTCGGCACAGTTACTATGCTGGGCGTTACCGGCTGCGGCTTCCGGCTTGTCACCGAGGTTAGACCAGCAGTCAGGCAGGGTGGCTTCCTTGTTGGGGTCAAACTTCTCCGCGTAATAGATGCGCGAGACCTTCTGCAAGGCGTGGATAATGATGACGTTGATCTCACCACGGACAGCGTTGCCGATCTGCTCACCGTTGACGATGCGCTTAAAGGTGCCGTTGGTGTTGGTCTGGATGCGGCGGCTGGTTGTGCCCCCGGTAGCAAGAGACTTAGCAAATTCGCTGGTCTCGCGGGTACCTGTCGTAACGACAGCGTCCTTATTCTTAAAGATGGTTACGTTAGTAGTCATAGGTTTTCCTTACTTGTTTGTCGGTTTGCGGACTTGGATAACGAACTTGCGATCTGCCTGAAGCCCGATAGGCAGCGTGTCCGGGTTCTCTTCTAGGAACTGTTTCATGTTCCCGTTGTGGATACGCTGCTCCAGAAGAAACGGCGCTTGGTGCTCCAGAATGAACTGGTGCATATGGGCCCAATCACTAGTCCAGTAACGAGACTGAACGCGCCGGGAAACGGTACCAGCAGGGGTCTTAATGCTATCCAAGTTCTGTTCGTTACAGATGCCCAGCAGGTGCTGGCTAACGATGTCGTACTCTTCCTTGATCTTTTCGAGTTCCGACTTGTGACGTTCCTCGGTCTCTTCAATCTTGGTACGGATTTTAATGTAGATACCAACCATTTCTTCAATGGTCTTCTCTACCTTCTTAACATCAGTGGGGTCAGTAGTATCGGTCATGGTTGCTCCTTATGGCCCGACAACTTACGCCTATATTTGACAAAGTCAAGCGGTACCGGAAAGTTCTTGGTGATATAGGTCGATTATTTTTTCATGGTTGGTGATGTTACTCTGGAGCATACTATACAGGCGGCTTTCGATCTCGCTACCCTTAATATGCACGATGGTCATCGGGTTGTGCTGCCCCGGACGGTTGATACGTGCGTTTGCTTGCAAGTAAGTCTCAACGGAAGTCACCGGAGCATACCAGATGATGGTGTTCGCCGCCGTTAACGTCAATCCGTGGGATGCGGCCTGTGGTTGGATGATAAGCACGTAGGGGTCTGGGTTGTTCTGGAACCGCGTAACTATGTCGCTACGCTTGTTGACCGAGACCTTGCCGTTGATAACGTCGTTGCTGATGCCGTGCTTGTCGAGCGTAGCCTTGAGCAGCTCTATAGTATGTGTGAAGGGCACGAACACCAACACCTTGTGGCTGGACTCTTCGATCACCTCAAGGACAGCGTTTAAACGGTTGCTAACGTCGAACTCAAGGACCTCGCCAGTATCCGTGTAGACCGCACCGCCGCTAATCTGTAGTAGTTTGTTTATGTTAGTGGCTGCGTTAACAGCGGTAATGGACTCGCCATCGGCTACCATAGTCATCTTGTCCTTAAGCAGGCGATAGTATTTGTCCTGCTGCGGGGTAAGCGGAGCATCGCGCTCCACATGGGTGACGGGTGGTAGGTCTAGGCACTGGTTGCGTTCGAACCGGATAGCAGGCTGGAGTACCTGATGTACCGTATCTTGTGATCCCGGCTTGGGTATCCACTTGAACTGGGTGACTTTCATCATAACATCGCTTCGAAACTGGCCGTAGTACTTGGGCGTATTGTCGGGATTAACCAGCTTGGCTAAGCCGTAGGCGTCCAATGGAGACTGTGCTGCTGGCGTACCAGTAAGCATCCAGAGGCCCTTAGCCGAGGCGGCTACGTCACGCAGCACCTTCCAACGGTTGGTCATAGGGTTCTTGTAGGCGTTGGCTTCGTCCACCACGATCAGGTCGAAGCCACCCTTGATGATCTCATCCTTGACCACGGCAAGCCCGTCGAAGTTGATGATGACGAACTCGGAGCCAGCTGCGATGATCTTCTTGCGCTGCTTGCTGTCCCCGTGGGCTACCGAACAACTACGGTGCATGGCAAACTTAAACAGGTCCTGCTGCCATGCCGACTTCATGATGGACAGGGGGCAGATGACTAGCACCCGCTTGATCCTGTTCAACTTCATTAGGTAGTCAGCAGCCCAAATGACGGATGCGGTCTTGCCCGTACCCTGCTCGTTGAAGCAGAACGCCTTCCTGCGTGTTGACAAAAAGTCAGACGTTTCCTTCTGGTGGGCAAATGGTTTGAACTTGCCCGTCCACTTATAGTCGGTGAGGATGGTCATGTTGTTTCTACTGAGAGGTTAAGGGTTACGCACGTCCGCGTTGGTTTTCACGAAATCCTTGGCTCGCACCAGAGTTATGGTTTTCACATCGACGTTGGCTCGCACGAAACTTATGGTTTTCACGATGAGCTTGGCTTGCATTGACACCTTGGTTTTCACACTTTGTATGGCTCGCACCGTTCACTTGGGTTTCACTTAGGTTATGGCTCGCATCGGCTGTTTGGTTTTCGCACGAAGTTTGGCTCGCACAACGATCTTGGTTTTCACTCAGGAAATGGCTCGCACAGTAGTTGTGGTTTTCACGAGTTTTATGGCTCGCACCGCTCCAATGGTTTTCACTAGTCCTGTGGCTTACGGAGGCGGGGGGATATAATCTGCGTGACCCCCGATAGCAATGATATACGGCGTAGTCGGCTCGATACCGTTAGCCCGCTGCGCAATTTCTAAGTAGTGAGATAGGAACAACTTAGTAGCGTAGCGCCGCGCACGGGCGTGGATGTGTGCGGGGGGCAGCTTGCCTATGCTGTATGCTTTGTATGCGTCGGTATCCTTGCCGATCTTTTTAGCAATTAAGATATTAGCCGCTTGTTCTGCAAACAGGCCCTCTTCGTTGCGTTCAATTTCAAGCTTCTTGCGGGTACTGTAGACAGGCCCATAGAAGCTCTTCTCGTTATTGCAAGTTTTGACAAAGCTCTCGCCCGCTTTCCAGCACAATAGCTTCAAGCCAGCGTTCCACGGGCGCTTCTTGCCTTTCTCCCACTTCGAAGTCGGGTCCAGTCCCGCGTACCGCCACAGCTTAGTGGCCGTCGTAGTAGTCTTAAGGTCAATGTGCGCCAGCAAACCGGCGGTAATAACCGGACCAATGCCCACCTGACGACGTGCCCACTGCCCTTCCGGTAGAGACGCAGAGTAAGCATCTAGCGCCTTGGCAATCTGGCCTTCAAGCGACTCCGACTGTTCCGCAAACCAGCGCAGCAGTTCATGTGGTTCTTTTTCTTTTTCCAGCGAACGATCTTGGTTCCAAGAACGCTTACGATCTTCTTGGATGATGTAGTAGGCATCTACTAGGAACCGTGCTTCGTCCCGGCCCAGCGTTGTAGATGCGTCCTTAAGGTCCTTAGTAAGTTTGGTAATAACATCAAGTTCCATGTTGTTGCTCCTTTGGTTGGTTAGTTTACTTTTTCTTCTTCGTCCGTTCGCGCTTACTGACTTCAGACACAAGGTTGTGGTTGCTGTCCCTGCGGAACGAACGGTTACCCGACGCGCTCTCCACACGCACACCGTCTGCGTTGGAACCACCTTTATCCAGAGCCACAACGTGGGCAGCGTCCTTGCCGTCGCCCTTGCTCAGCTTACCAGCCTTCATCAGTTTCCTGCGGGCGGCGTTGCGAGCTACGCGGTTCTTCACCTGCTCCGGGCTGTCTTCGTACTTGGCAGCGTTCTTGTACTTACGGTCCTTGGGGTTCTTGTATGGCATCAACGTCTCCTGTAATGTTCACAACTAGTTACGGGGCAAAAGCCGCATAGCGGCCCGGTCTTGGCGTTCCAAACCCCCGTCTCGTGGGCACCAGCTAGGCGCTCCAGTTCAGGGTTAAAGACTTCAATATAAGCATCGCGCTTCGCGGCATCGTGGGTCTTCTTGGGGAACGCTTCGCAGACTACGAACGCCAGCGCCGACTTGATCCTCTGGACCTGTGGGAAGTGCAGGAACGCAGCGCCCGCTAGCAAATCCAACTGCATCGTGTCTGCGTACCTAGCGCTCTTGCTAGTCTTATAGTCCACCAACCATGCCTTGCCTCGGTTCACGATAAGCAAGTCGGCAATGCCGCGCCACCACACGTCCTTGTCGAAGAACCCGCAGGGCTCGTAGCCAGCGTCCGTTTTCTTGATACCTAGCTTAAGCTCCGTGTGCTTCTCGCCGGGGATATTATTAAGGGAGGCTACGGTAGGCTCAATGAACTTGAACTTGGCAGGGATCGGCGTACCAAACTTGATGTAGTCTTCAGCCGCCTTATGTACTTCCTGCCCGTAGATCGTGGCATCGCTGCCCGTGTCCTTAACGTCCTTGGCGACCTTGAGGTGGTAGTACTTCTTCGGGCACTGGTCGAAGGTCTTAATGCTACTATAGGACCACGTAATCATAAATCATCTGCCCGACGTAAATAATGACGGCCCAGAAGGCCAAGGAAACAAGTAGTGCTATCCCGCATCCAATAGGGTGTATCGGGGGTTCAGGTTCTATGCGCTTTCTCATGGCGGCTAATCCCCTTGGGTTCTTCGGTCTTCACGGACTGCGTCTGCTCTATACCCACCACTGCGTCTACAAGTTTACGGCCCCAGATACGTACCATAGAAGGGCGGCTCATCCCGCGTTCGAAGTTGTAGGCGATAAGTTCAGCGGACTTGTGGTTGTGCTTGATGTAGCGTTCGTCCTCCATACGGGACATCCACTCCAGCATCCTTGCGTTTTCGATCTTGTCCTTATTGGACAGCCAGTCTCTATGATTTGACATTGCGTAGTGCTCTTACTTT